GGCCAGTCTCAATCGTTCCATTAACATTTCAGACTCTTTTAATTCTGCAAAGTGTCCGTCTTGTAAGAAATCATACATCACATGGTCTCGTAATATATACCAATCTTCTTCCGTGATAACAGCTTTAAGTATTAGTTGTGTTTTTAAAATGTCATTAAATAACTCTGTAAACTTTTTTCTCAATCTTTGTACAAACTTTGTAAATTTAAGTTCATCTCTAGTAATTTCAGTAGAACGACCAAGGTTAAACCCTTGACTTGCTTCTAATCTACTAGCAGGTACATTTAAACTTCTATAAAGTTTACTTCTAAAGTATTCAATGTCAGATATTTCTCCAAGATTTTGCCCGCCAGGTAGTGTAGTTATATCTGTACCTCTACCACCCTCTCTACTTGGTAACCAAAAGTCTTCTAACATAGACATATAGTTTCTATCATCTCTGATTTCACCTGTACTTGCGTCATAGACAAGTTTGTTTCTATATCTTGCCATAACATCTCGTAAGTATGCTTCTGCTTTTACTTTTGGTAAATTACCTACATCAATCTTGAATATTCTTCTTTCAGGCGCTCTTGCGATTCTGTAAATAACAGTTGCGTCTTCAATCATTCTTAATTGATTTACTGGTTTGATTGCCTTGTGTAAATATGATAACACCATATTTTTATTTTGGTCAATCATTCCAGATGGTACAAATGCTATTGTGTCTGGTGCAATTTTAATACCACCAGATGTTGTACCTGCAATTCCTTTTTCGTTAAATAAGTAATACTCTTCAAACTCATCTACGATTGTTAAACCGTGAGGAGTAGGACCGTCAGGTCTCTTCTTTCTTACTTCTCTAACTTTCTTAATTTTTCTAGGGTCAATGTATCTTAACTCTGTGATACCTGTTCTAGGTGATTCTCGGTCTATTACTTTGTGGTAATAAACTCTGCCATCAACATACCATCTTCTAAATATGTCGTGACCTTTTGTATTAAAGTTCATTAACCTTAATACTTCTTTAAACTCATCTTCTATCTTTCGTCTAACATCTTTACCAAAAGGTACTTCATCTAAAGATAATCTAATAGCGTCTTTCAATTCATTAGCCACGATTGCTTCATTGACAATATCTTCAATTGCCATGTCGCATTCCGGGTGTAACGCTATTTCTCTATATCTTCTTATTAAGTCTTGCTCTGTCTTGGCTGTTCCCTCCATGTCGAGGTATTGACCAAAATAACCACCAGCTGCGATAGTCTGAGTGCCGTCATCTGCCTGTGGTTGAGTAAAGCCTTGTTTTGGGTCTACCGTCTTCTTTTGACGAGTGATAGAAAATCCAAATAATTCAGCCATAATAATATTCCTTTGTTTGTTACTACTATTTATATGAGTTTTAGAAGGCGGTTTTTAGGCCGCCCTCTAAGTACATATTAGGTAGTAGTATTACTTTCAAAGTATTGATACGCAAAAGTAACAGCAAATTCTTCAATCGCTGTAGCTTCGTCATATGTCAACTCGATTGGTGCAATAATTGTAGGGAAAACACCTCTTAAAGTGTAACTCTTAATTGTTGCTCCGTTTCTATCTAATTGGTCAACAAATGCGTCAACTTGATAATCTGCTGGATTAGTCAAGCCTTCGTTATCTGTCAAGTTATTGATACCGTTTGACCATCTTTCAAATGCGTTTCTTAATTTGAAATCTGTGTCATTGTAACAAGTAACAGACCAATCTTCTATTGTTCTATCTCCCGCTATTTTAATCGCTCTTCCTCTGAAAGGAACATTAAAACTAGGTACAGTCATACCTGGTAATGATGTTGAACGACATAAAAAAGCAAGGTCTTCTATTTCGCCACCAACTTGTGCGTAACCAGGAAAAGGCATTGTCACCTTAAACTGATTGGCTCTAGCGCCACCGCCTGCAAGTTTAGCTTTGAAGTCATTAATGTTTGCCATTTTTTATTCTCCCCTTAACCTGCAACTTCATCAAAACTGACACCAGTTCTGGTTGCGATAAATTGTAAAGTAATAAAGTTAATGCTTCTAGCAGGTTTCACAAAGATTTCTGCTATGAATTCATTTCGGTCAATTACTTCACCTGTGTTATTAGTTTCATCACAGACTACTAAAAAGTCTGTAATACCTCGTCTACCTTGTACTTCTCTTAAAAAAGGTTCTACAATGTTTCTAAAGTT